GAGGATCGGCAAAGACAGAATGAAGTCTTGGAAAGCCTGTGTAGTTACATGGGAGAAACGTAGGCAAGAGCAGACCCCTACTCGCGAAGCATCATGGGGGGTTGAGCTATGAAGCTTCCTCAAGGACTAGAGCTAGAACAATACCTTGAACTTACTGGCATGATGGAGGCATCTCAACTCCACTCGGCGGGCAGGTGGCATGATGAGGTAGTCGAACGATCCAAAGGCCAAAAGATATGGGGTGCTAAGCTTCCGTGGCCTAAGACGCATGACACTTTTCGTTTAAGGCAGGGGGAATTAACCATATTTGGTGGCGCTAATGCGTCAAAGAAATCCCTAATTTGCGGAGAGATAATACTGAGTCTACTCAAAGAGTCTAAGGTCTGCCTCGCGTCCCTAGAAATGAAGCCGAGCGAATCCCTGTACCGGATGCTAATGCAAGCGGCGGGGGCGAAGGATGGTACGCCCGCAGAATCCTTCATTTCTGAATTTAGCGAGTATGTTGACCAAAACCTAGTCATATTTGACCAGTTAGACACGGTCAAGCCGGAGCGAGTGTTATCCATTATTCACTACTGCGTTAAGGAATTGGGCTGCAAGTATGTCTTTGTCGATTCCCTCGCGAAATGTGGCACGGGCTTTCAGGATTATGTTGCAGAGACAGAGTTTGTGAACAAGCTACAGCACTGCGCCAAGACATTAGATGTCGGTATTATATTAGTGGCTCATATCAGAAAGCCCCCACAAGCTGACGACAATTGGATACCCGACAAGTATTCCATTCGCGGGGCAGGTACGCTTACCGACATGGCAGATAATGTCTTGCTCACCTGTAGTAACGCGAAGAGAAAACAGCTCAAGGAATTAGCTAAGATGACCGAACTAGATGAGAAGCAGCAGGAATTTTTATCCAAACATAAAGACCAAAAGCTCATCGTAGCCAAGCAAAGACACTCTGGTGGATGGGAAGGCACATACAATTTTTACTTCCATGATAACAGCTTACAGCTCACCGAGCAGGAGGATCGGCCTAGAAGATTTTATTTCAATACAATTGTTGACAAGGATATTTAATCTATATTACGATGATTACACATTCTGAGGAGGATGATATGAAATACATTAAAGAGTGGCTCGCTGAGCCAACAACCGCGACACAATATCTTATTGACGGTGACATAGATTGGGACGTAGTACCCAAAGATGACATCGACAAGATGATCTTCTCTGTACTGCATGACGCAGATGCCAATGAGTATCTGTGTGACATCATGCTCTACCATGCCGACCCTGAAGTCCTGCGCGGCTGCATCCATAAGTTAATTACGAACAAAGCTGACACGCTTACTTACTCTGTCATCTTTAGGAGAGAGATGCGCGAGGCTGTTATGTCTTTCATTACGGATGTTGCCACTCGCGAGATTGGCATAGCTGAGACTGCATTAGCTGTGTACGGTCACGAGTATGCGACTACTGAGCAGGTCATGCACAGCATTCGCGATGACCAACACGAACAAGCATATTTCTAGGGGGATATCATGAAACAATCAGAATCAATAGCAAACCTATCAGCCGCGATGGCTGCGGCACAGGGGGAGATGGGAGCAGCAGTCAAAGGCTCATCAAATCCATTCTTTAAGTCTAGCTACGCTGATCTAGGTGCTGTCATACAAGCAGTCAAAGCACCATTCGCGAAGAATGGCCTGAGCTATGTGCAGTTCCCTATCAATGGGCAGGGTGGCATCGGAGTATCTACACGCCTCATGCATTCATCCGGTGAGTGGCTAGAGCAGGAGTTCTTAATTCCTCTAGGCAAGTTAGATGCGCACGGTGCGGGTTCAGCTATAACCTACGCTAGACGGTACGCTTTGCAGTCTATCGCAGGTATCCCTGCCGAGGATGATGATGGCAACGCTGCATCTACTAAGCCTAAGCACCCCTCACATCCCGCAGCGAAACAGTCTGCGCCGGATTTCTTCTAATGAGAAGGGATGTACGATGCGGGACTTGCAGTCAATGGGTAGAGCCAAATTACTACCCGTTCTGCAAGCCTTGCAAGGATCTAATCGACCTAACTAACAAATTGTGGAGGATACATGTCAGACCCTAAATACTTTGCAAAGGATGGTAACTTTTACCACGAGGATGGTTACAAGCTGCCAGAAGAAGAGCCGATCATGATTTTTCGCGGGAAAGATGTTGGGTCTTTAGACGCGATTTGCGAATATGTAGAAATGCTACTCGATCAGCCGCAAAATAAAACGGTAGTCAGCCATTTAGCTTCTTCCACAGAAAGGCTTAGGGCGTTTTATGACTATCAAATAAAAAATCCAGAACTTCAAAGTGTTGGCTGTAGTCAGAAAGCACATTCAGGGGTTAGCAGATTTTTAACTAGAGCAAAAGTTTTACTGCAAGAGGTCGAGGAATCATGAGAATAATAGATTGCGAACAGGGCAGTCAGGAGTGGCTGTCAGCTAGGCTAGGTGTCCCGTCTGCCTCACAGTTTTCTAAGATAGTTACTGGCAAGGGGGGTAAGTCTACGCAGGTAGAGGCTTATATCAATCAGCTAGTCGCTGAAGAGCTAACAGGCGAGACTACATTTGTCTACGTCAACGAACACATGAAGCGCGGCACGGAATTAGAGCCAGATGCGCGTGAATTGTACGAAGCCCTGACAGGGAATACTGTTCAGGAGCTAGGGTTCTGTCTGCACGACACTGTGAACGCAGGTTGTTCGCCAGACGGATTAGTGGGGGAGGACGGCGGGCTAGAAATCAAATGCCCTGCCCCTGCTACGCATGTTGAGTGGGTGAAGGCAGGAGTAGTACCTTCTAAACACTTGCAGCAGATCATGGGGTGCTTGTGGGTCACAGGCCGTCAGTGGTGGGACTTCATGTCCTATCACCAGACCATGAAACCTTTGATCGTTCGCGTTGAACGCGATGAGGAATACATAGAAGCATTGGCAGAACATGTAACCAATGCAGCTTTAAAAATCAAACAAGATGTTAACCAATACTTTCAGTAGGGGGTGCTATGAAGGGAAGGAGGAGTTTAAATAATGCGCTTATAAGCATCGACATAAATTACGATTGTGGAGAGGCTGAGGTTTATTTTGCGAATACATTCTTATCATTAGACCCCCTGTTAAAAGCAGACATTTTGCAGGATTTAATGCATGACATGCAAGACCAATACCTTGTCTCTAGGATACAGATGCGCAAGGCTTACACTAAAATCGAAGATAGTTTTAACCCAAAAGAGGAGCAAGACAATGAGTGATTACGATGATACAAACCGTGGCGCACTGTTCAAGAATGAGCGCAAAGAGATTGAGACGCACGCTGACTACAATGGCACGATCAATGTAGGCGGTCAGGAATACTGGCTGAACTCGTGGCTCAAGGAATCTAAGAACGGAAAGAAGTACATGAGCCTGTCGGTTAAGCCGAAGGATGTTCAGTCTGCACCTGCCCCTAAGGTGGAGATTGCTTCAGAAGACATGCCCTTTTAATTTATCGGGGGCGCAAGCCCCCTTATCCTTGGAGGAAGTATGCACATAGGCCAAGCGATTAGATGCGCACATGCCATTAAGAATATCAAGCACATCCGAGTGGCGCAGCAGATAGGAGTTAGTGCAGCTAACTACTCGCACTCACTTACCCAAAAGGGTATGCAGGTTAAACGCTACAAACAGATATGTGACGCGCTTGGCATGAGCATGGATGATGTATTTAAAATAGGAGAAGAATATGCTGACGGCGACTCAGAGTAACCAACAAGTCAGAGATAGGTTAGAAAAAGATTTGGAGTTGTTCTTCAGCAAGGGCGGGGAAGTTAGATACTTCCCTCCCTGCACCTACTCCAATCAAGTGCTAACAGAGAAGCAGCGGTTTGATGCTCGTTTCGGTCAGAGGGGGAAGAAATGACGGATATAAATCAGGGGGATTTCTGGGTCGTAGATGACAGGCGTTCGCTTGAAGCCTTCATCAAGATGATGACTCAGATGTACGAGGAGAAGAAATATCTAACACTCAAGATCAAGGGTGGCAAGACTAGAACCTCAGCTCAAAACAACGCACTGCATGTGTACTGCCGACTACTAGGCGAGAAGCTCAACGACTCAGGCTATGATATGAAGCGAGTCATCAAGCAGGAGGTGGATATACCGTGGTCACCCTCTCTCGTGAAGGAGTACCTGTGGAAGCCCATTCAAAAAATCGTAGCTAACGAAGACTCTACCGCGAAGGCAGGTTCGGATGATTACTACAAAACCTACTCCGTACTGAGCCGACACCTCAGTGATAAGTTCGGAGTGTTCGTTGAGTTTCCGAGTAAGCGCAAGTGATTATCTTTGATGACTTTGCGCGAGCCTTGGAGGAGGCTGAGTGGTGCGCGAATGACGAGAGGGTTTTGTATTATGTATTCCTGTTCAATGACAAATTCGTGGTACGAAAGAAGCACGGCGGCGCACCGAAGCCCAAGCGCCGACACATCGAGGTAGGGTTTCATCACAGGAAAGCAGGGAGAAAGCCCCATGTTTGAGATCGCATGCATAGCAATGGCTATCTACTTCGAGGCTAGGTCTGAACCCTTGGATGGGCAGGTCGCAGTAGCTAATACCATTATGAATAGAGTGGAATCTTCCAAGTTTCCCGATACACCCTGTGAAGTAGTCCAACAAGGCAGGACATGGAACGGTCATATGCTCCGAAATCAGTGCCATTTCAGCTATTACTGCGATGGTAAGCCAGAAGTAATAGTAGACCAAGGGGCATACACGTTAGCCCTCGGTATCGCGGTAAATTGGGCGAATCTCGTTGACATAACAAGCGGTGCTACTTACTATCACAGAGATGACGTTCATCCCTACTGGATCGAAAGCCTAAATATCAGCCGCAAAATTGGTCGTCATATCTTTTATAACCAAACGCGCTGAACGAGAAAGCATTATGAATGATCAACCACAGTACCAACCACCAGAAGATGTGAAGGCTGTTTCTAAGACATACTCTGTTATGTCCAAGCTGTTCAGCATGGCTCTACTCAAGCTGCGCTACGATAAAATGAATACAGCAAGCCAGATTCGAGCCGAGAAAACCATGTTTGCATTGCTTCACGAGAGAAACTGGGATGCCAAGAGCGACAGATAGGCGAGCAAAGCGTAAGTCTAAACCCAAGACTAAGACTTCCTCGATGCTTAGGCAGGAGTGCTACAGGGCTATCCAGAAGCTCGCGAGGATAGCTGCGGCAGATGACGAGGGGTACTGTAGCTGTGTCTCTTGCGGCGTTAGCAAGCACTACAAGGACATGCAGGGTGGACACTTTATTCCCAAGGGCAACTCATCCTACTGGGCATTAGAGATCGAAAACATCCATCCGCAGTGTGCAGGGTGTAACATGTGGGGTATGAGGCATGGTTCTGCTGCCCAAGAGTATACGATGTGGATGGAAGACATGTACGGAAGGGACTTTGTCAAGGACATGATTGCTAAAAAGTCGTCCCCTGTTAAGAGATACAAGGCAGATTACGAACAGCTCCTCGCGGAGTTTACCGAGCTTATCCGCAAGCATGAGAGGAGAATATGTTAGAGAAGGTCATATTTACTAAAGAGCATTTCAAGAAAATGAGATCTTGCCGGGGAGGGCTGTGTAAAGCGCAAATTGTTTTGTCTAAACAGATTATTAAAGACTTAACCGGAAGCGACAAGGGCAAGCCATCCAAATTAGTAGGACTAGAACTTGATCAAAGCGTAGTGAATCTTTTAATCAATACTAGGAATCAAAGCCTTCAAGGGTATGCCCCTAAAAAGCACAGAAAAAAATACAATAAAATTCATCAACCTAAAAAGCCGCAACTTACTCAAGATCAAATCGCTAATTGGAAGCTGAAATCATCTTCTCAGCCAAGCCAGTTATTTTATAAATCAAGAGCGTGGCGAGAACTGCGCGTTGCAATCCTTGAGAAGTACGAGTGCAAATGCATGATGTGCGGATGCAGCCCTAAAGAACATGGGATTGTTGTTCATGTTGACCATATAAAACCAAGAAGCACTCACCCTCATTTAGAGTTAAAAGAAGATAACCTGCAAATTTTGTGCGAAGATTGCAATCTAGGGAAGTCAAATTATTATATTACGGATTGGAGGCCTAACCTATGTTAAGGGTTAAGCTCAGTAATAAAGAACTATTTAATTGCCAACAAGCCGCAAACTTTCGATCAATGCTTGCTCGCGCTTCTGGTGTGACAAACCAGAGAAAAGACCCGACAAGGACAGATCAAGAGCTAGACTTGGTGGGAATTAAGGGTGAGTTAGCTGTATCTAAAGCATATCAGACAGACTTTAATGTCTTTGAGTTTGGCGTTGATGCAGGGACAGATATGTTTATTGGTGAGGTGGCGTTAGATGTTAAGACCACGAAGCATGTGTCAGGTGTATTATTGTTTAAAAGCGTTGAGTCATTTAAAGCCCCGATTGCTGTGCTATGCGTTGAGATAGACCAGAATACGATGGGAATTGCAGGATGGATAAATAGAAAAGACTTTGCTGCTAAATGCTGTGAATTTATCAATCCAAAAATTAAACATAAAACAGGGAGTGTATGTGTAAAGCAGGATCAACTGCAAACTCCTGAAAGTTTATGGCGTAAAACTACAGAATTGAGGCTTTCAAATGGATGACGAAATTTACATTGAGATGGTGTCCTCTGACGAGGCATACGATTGGCTGAACGACATGATACAAACCCTTGAGGGTCATGACCGTGATGTCATAGGCACAATAGCTTTGATGCTTGAAGACCTAACCGAGTTCGTAAACAAGAACGAGTTTACTAAAAAACATTTCATACAGTTCATCGAGAACAAACATGAAACCGAGGAGTTACTACATTGAGCGCAACAGACCACCAAGTAGCAGGTGACCACTACAAGAAGTTAAAGATCCAACCTATTGAATACATCCTCGCGAATGAGATGCAGTTCTGTGAGGGGGCGATCATCAAGTACATCTCTCGATGGAGAGACAAGGGCGGCATTGAGGATCTACGAAAGATCAAACACTTCTGCGACTTCTTGATTGAGAACGAGGTGACGGAAGAACCCCTCGCTCATCTAAGCGAGAGGCGTGTTCCGAAGTTTTAGTTAAGGCGCTGCTTTTGCTCGAACTCCATTGCTTTTTCTAATCCTCCACCAAAGAAGTTGTACCAGACTTTGCCGATTATAGGTAGTTCTCGCATCATTTTAGAGTCGCTACCTACAAACTCGCCAGAAGCAGCGTTCATAACATCTTCTCCGATCGCGTTAATCCAATCCGTAGGGGGAGCGATAATCTCTCCCACCGCAGTGCCTATCTGGCCTTTGCCAACATACTTGTCCATGACGTATTGGCTACCACCGAAGACTTTAAACAAGTTGTCAATGTAGTTGTCCGGTATATCATCTACCGAGCCGCCTTGTCCTCGTAGCATGTCTTTAGCCTCTTCAACAGTTGCTCCCATCATCGGGATAATTGTCATGTAAGCGACTAAGTTTTTAACTCCCTCGGCTTTGTTGCCAGACTTAATTTCTTGCACAATATCTCTGCGCATTACGTCTAGCTGTTTAATAGCAAATGTTTTAAGCGAGTAAAAGATTCTACCGTTGGGGTTGCGTAAATAGTTTAACGGCATTTCCGAAAGACTAATCGGCTGTACGCCTGACAACTCGTTAAATAACATTAGCTTTACATTTTCAGTAATGTTTCCTGCTCGAAGATCGCTCATTGTGTTTTTGAATTCATCACCAAGCATGACTCCGTACTTTTTGCGCAATGACTCTACTCCGTCTGCGCTGTTAGACATGCCTTTAAATTTTCTAAAAGATGAATTGATTAGAGTGTTTTTGCCTAGCTTATCAATGGCCTTAAATCCCACTGCTCCCAGAGTTTTGTCTAGCAATTTTGCGGTCTTGCCTACAGTCGCAAGCTCCTGACCAATCACCTTGTCCAAGCCAAGGTCAGAAAGGTCTACGTTTTTTCGTCCTAGCATAGATGCAATTGTATGTTTAAACCCATTTATATAAGCAGACATTCCAATGTCGCCAATCTGTGTTAAAGCAGAAAACGGATTACCAAGGGTGGTGAGGTAGCCTATATTTCTAAACGCTTGATTGATTTTGTTTGCACTGGCTTCGCCTAAACCAAACCTTGCCTCAAGAAGCTCTGCCATTCTGCCCATGTCATCAGCAGCCATCTCACCTTTAGCAACAGCGTCATCCAAGTATCCGCCAATAGAATTTGCAAGGTTGATTTCTTGAACGCCTGTATCTTTTACAGTAGAGCCTCTGCCAAAAAACTTTCTTTTGTGCAGATCGTTAACCGATTTCATAATGTAAGAATTTAATGCTGTCTTCGGGTCTTGGTATTGTTCTATTAGCCTGTCGTCAATTTTGCCTACAGCTCTTTTCCCAGTAAATCCGGGCTTTGCGTCCACCACAATTGGCTTTCTTCCGCGCATGACTTGATTAATAATATCAACTCTATCACCAGAACCAAGGTCGTCTGCTGATTTCAGCCCTAGTGATTTTGCTTTTGCCGCGAAGGCGCGATCAATTTGACTTTTGTCTGTAGCGTTAATGGATTTAAGAAACTCTTTGTAATCTTTCAATTGGCGTGGGAAATAATTTTCCACATAACCAAGGTCTTCATACCCTGCTTCTTTGGTTAATCTTGTGTGAATATCCTCTAGCGTTTCTCTGGCAGCTTTCATGTAATCTGAGCTATTGGTATCGTACCTGCTCATCTTAGACACAGCGTTATCAAACTCACCGTTGGCTAAATCTCTTGCCACAGAGCGAGCGTCAGTCTTGCTCATTTTGTCTAGCACTTGAGTCAGGGGTTTAACTTGCTCTAAATATTTAGAAGATTCGGTTGCAATATTGTAATCAGTTTTAACAAGCAATGAATGCGCTTTAGGGCTAATGTTTTTAACGCCTGTAGATATAACTCCTAAAAAATTCTCTGCTGTTTTAGACATTCCCGCTGCTGCTGATGGCGCAATATTTGCTGCTCGCGCCTCAATAACCATATTGGCATTCTCAACTGACGGAACTTGTAGCTTTCTGTCAGACAAGATTAATATCTCATCAAGCTGTGATTGATCAATGCCTAATCTATTTTGAACGGTTGTATTTATTTCATCTAGGTTTTCTACCCCTGCGGCTCTTTGTTCAAACACAATTTCTTCAATGTCATCAAACTGTTTGTCTGCTTTTGTTTTTGCTTCTGGCGAATTGCGTTTAATCAATGCCTTTCGCGTAGCAGGGGTAAGCGTTTTAATTAAAGCTGATGTCGCAGGAGTAGCAATTGCTCCAAGCGCAGCAGCAGATGCAAGCTCCTGTGGATTTACTTCTCCGGTTTTAGCAAGCTGCTCTAACGCGCTGTACTCTGCGCCAAATGCAGCGCCTACAACAGCCAAACCCTTGTATCCTTGATAAGCCTTAGATATAGGGATCAAAGTAGTAGGACTCATTAAAGAGCCAATAATCGTACCCGCAATACCTGCCGCACCTCCCATACCTTCTTGCTGAGATGCTTCAGGATATTTTTGTTGGAGCTGAATTTCTTTTGTGCGCTCCATTACCCGTCGCCTAACATCGGGCGAAGAGTTCATGTATTGCTTGCCATAAATTTCTTCTGGCGGCGTATAAGTCAGACCTTCGCGAAGGTTAATGCCTATCTTCCCCATTGGGAATTCGCTTGCCAGATACGTTAAAGCATTGCCAAGGTCTGTGTCAGCAGATTCATAAGCATAAGCAAACTTGTCAAATGCAGACGGCTCTTTTGATGGGAAGCTAATATTTAATACTGCTTGCGCTTCGGGAGATATCTCATCAAATTTTTTAGCAGCGATAAGCTCAAGGTCAGCTTTGCTGAGTGTAGATAAATCTGCCATTAGTTCACCACTATTGTTGACGAGCCATTACATTCTGTCTAGCTTGTGACATTGCTGCCGAATCAAACGCCGAGCCTTTAGGTTTGATCCTTGCGTATTCTTCGACCACTAGCTTTTGAATCGCTGCATTGTTTTGATCTGTTACGTTTTGTTGAGCTGCGTCTAAACTGGTTAGCTTTAGCAAGCCGCTGCTCATTTGTGTGTAACCTACAGGAACTTCATCTAACTTAGCGGCATCCTCTTTACTAATTGTGTCAGGGAACTGAGGAGAAGCAGGGGCAGTTCCTGCTAATTGAGCAGCAGCCGCTTGAGCCGCTGCTTCTGCGGCTTCAGGATTGTTGTTTAATGAAGACTCTCCTGCTATGTCTTGCGCCATTTCCTCAACATCTACTTCTAATAAGTCAGCGCCAGTACCCGTTGTAATA